AGTAAGTATCAATTGGAGCATCTCCATTCAAAGCCACTCCAAATAATGTAGCCATTGCATCAGGAGTCTCTGGACATTTGTATGCTCTTATCTCTCCATCTGATATTACAACAAGTCCACCATTTTTCCCTGGGTCTACACCAATAATTCTAGAAGGGGAGGTTGAGGTCATCGACTTCTTCTTTGACTGCCCTTGTTTTCTTAACTCTCTTTTTGTTTCGTTTTTCATCTACTAACTCCTCTAATGTTCCGTACATCTTTGCTCTATCACCATCAAAGCCAAGCTCACATCGTCCTGTCTCTCCATAGCGAACCTTTGCTGCACGTACTTCAATTATATTATCTTGAGCTTTATCAGGCTTTACCTTATGTGGATAGTAAACAAAGAATACATTCTCTGCTACTTGTTCAATAGCTCCACTCTCTGCCAAGTCTGATAACTGAGGTATAGGGTCAGCTCTTGTTTCAATTGCCCTATTGAGTTGGGATGCGAGTACCACAGCACATTTATTCTCTTTAGCTACCCACTTATAATCATTTACAAGTTGTTCCAATTGTAATCTTCGTTGGTCAAATATACCATGAGGTTGTATGAGTTGGAGATAGTCATCGAAAACCACATCAGGTTTGAATTTCCGTATCTCCCCTGCCGTATTTGAGAAATCTCGTATATGGTCAAACATGACGAACCTTTCCTTTGCATACCAATCCGTCATTTTCTCTTTTATGTATTCAAGTTCTTGGAGGTCGCTTTGTTCAAAAATTCCTTTCCGAACCATCCCATATGATAACTTACCTGATTCAAGGGTGAGGAGTTTCTTCAGTAGTTCGCTATTTGGTAATTCCCTACTAAAGAAGGCTATACGGAGTCCAGAGTGAATCATTCGTGATAGCAAGTTAATCATAAAGGTGGTCTTACCATGACCTGGGCGACCCCCAATAATTGTAATTTCTCCTTTTGTTAATCCACCAGCAAAAGCATCAATGCTTTCATATCCTGTCTTAATCAAAAGTGACTCTTTGTCAGTGATAGAACTTATGGCTGAAAGTAGTTCTTTATCAATAGAAAAGTTCTCATCAGGCTTTAATTCTAATATTTGTCCAAGGTGCTTATGTGCATCTTCAATTGCCTCATAAACCTTCCCTGAATTATTCCTTGCAAGAGCTTCAATCCTCTGCGCTTCTGTCATAACTTTTCTTAACAGATACTTCTCATACATAAGCTTTGCATGAGTCATATCCTTTACTCCTGTTGAGCAAGAAGCTGCTGTAGTTGCATCAACTATGTATGAGGCAGTTACCCCTTTATCTTCATCGTATGGGGTTAATGTTGCTATTATTGTGATAAGGCTCATTGGCTTATCATCTCTGAGCATCCCTCCAATCTTTTCCCATAAACGTCTTGCTCTCCCTTGAACAAAAACATCCCCATTGGGGACGTATTGTGTAAGTTCATCAAAATCTTCTGGGGTGTTTATTGCCTGACCAAGAACAATATTCTCAAGTCTCATCTCCGATTCCATTCAGCTCCCTTTCAATTAATATACGCAAGTAAAACTCTGCTTTACGTAAATCTACGACTCCGTTTTTATGTTTATATCTTGTGATATACTTTACGATGTTACCCTCAAGATAATCAAATTCACAGGCATTGATGTAATCAATACATTCAATCGCCCCTGATGTATAGTGCTTTGGATGATTCACAATATCATCCAATTGTTCTTCTGTCATATCATTATGACCATTTGCTATGTCCATTATTTCTCAAAGCTTTTATCGAATATTGCCGATAATTCTTCACCTACCTTTTGTGCATCTTTTATTGCATCTTCAAGATTCTGTGCATCTGATAGCCTTATCTTCCTTCTTGCCAAGCTTTCTATGGCACTTTTAAAGGTATTATGATATGCAAAAGATTCCCATCCTGATAGGCAGCCTGGATGAGGCTTTCTCTTTAGCTGTATCATCCAACAACTATTATCTGATGCTAATGCATATTTATCGTCTATTTGTATAAACATTTATCTTTTCTCCTTTTTATATTCAAAACCAACATTACATTTAATTGTTGGCTTATGTCTCCGTTCCCTCGACTCTTTCATCTTCTTTTCTGACCATTCTTCAAGATAAGGAGTCCTCTGTATTTTATTCTTTAATCTTTCAATTCTTCCTGCTTTACCACTAAGCCTGTCCTTAAGCATTTCCATTGCTTTTCTTTTTTCACGTTTCAGCTTATTCTTGTATATTTTTGTTCTTCTGCTCAAAATAACTCCGTTTGATTACTCTCTATTACTTCAAGTGTTATATTATTATCCCTATCTTCTTTTGTTTTTATTCTATGGCAATTTGAACACAGTATTCGACACTTTTTTATTTCTTCAAATATCTTATCCCAATTCATTACGCTTGAAAGCATATTAGAAACACATTTTTCTTTATTATGCTGATGGTCGAAGTCTAAAACATAAGGATATCTATAGTCTTCCCACCTACATCTTTGGCAAAAATTACTCATTTTAATTTCATCATACTTTGCCTTTAGCCAAATTCTTTTTTTTCTTTTCCTAAACTTATCTTGAGAGTTATATTTATATTTCTGATGTCTCAATCTAAAATAACTCCCTCTGTGCTACCTTGTTTTTAATTATTTGTGCATACTTGGGGTTCAGTTCCACCCCAACCCATTTACGTCCTAATCGTTGAGCTACGTAGGCAGTTGTGCCACTACCCATGAAAGGGTCAAGTACCACATCACCTTCTTTTGTACCTGCCTTGATACACATCTCAGGAATCTTTGTTGGGAATACTGCAAAATGAGCTTCCTTGCAAGAGGCTGTATTGATTGACCATACATCAGTCCTTCGTCTTGTAGGTTCAGCTATTGCTTCAGCATCAAAATAATACTTTGGATTCTTTGTGAGTAAGAAGATATGCTCATGAGATTTGGCACATCTATCGTTGACAGCTTCGGGCATAGGATTAGGTTTATGCCATATAATATCTTGCCGTATATACCACCCTTTTCGTTGAAGGGATAATGCAAGTTTCCAAGGGACTCCCGATAGGTCTTTAGTCTTCAAATATGGGTGCTTAGGGGGAGCTTTTCTACTCTCCCGATACTTCCCCCCCGTATCATCATTTGTGAGCGAATTTGCCCCATCAAAATGACCACCCTTTGCACCAAAATATGTATCTCCAATATTGAGCCATAACGTCCCATCATCCTTGAGTACACGATGCACCTCCATAAAGATTTTCGTTAAGTTTTGTACAAAAATCTCAGGGTGGTCTTCTTGTCCAAGTTGGTCAGCATCATCATAGTCACGTAGACCCCAATAAGGGGGTGAGGTTACGCAAGCCTGTACTGACCCCTCCTCTAATTCTTTTAATTTATCAAGACAGTTTCCTATCAATAACATATTTGTTTTCCAATAATGTGATGTATCTTTCCATTGTAGTTTTTATTAGGGTCGGGGATATCATCGTTCCGTGTTCTGTAAACTCTCCTATGCCGTCCATGAATGTAATAATTCTATCTTCATAGAAGCCAAGTAGCCAGTCATCTAACTCTTCTATTGAGTCGAATCTGTCTCTGAATGCCATTCGTTATCTCCTTTGTCATTGTCTGTTAGAGCTTTCAATAATGTATCATCGCTCACAGCATTGACAGAGAAGATAGGTGGCTCGCCTCCTTGTACACCAAGAACATGAATTGGGTTTGTTTTATAATAAATACCCCATCCATGCTCATCCAGTATTTCTAGTATTTTTTCTGCATTCACAAGAAGCCTCCTTTCTATCATTTCTCTTGATTCTTTAGTATAATTAATCTCTGCTTGATGCTTTTCAGCATCACTCCGTTTTGCGTATACATCACCTGTTGAAGTGAAATATACAAAGCCTAATTCCTTACTTATCCCTGTCATCAGATGCTAAGTCAATCTGTTTTTTGACATATTTTTGAAAGCCTTTTTCATCTTTCTTGTATTTAATATATGTACCAAATATGTTATCAAGGGCATCTGCTTTTTGTTCTATCACTTGTAGATGCCTTATAAGATTTGATACTACCACTTCAATATCTTTTTTAGTTGCTTTCTTTTTCAATTTCATTCTCCCTCATAGCCTTTACCATTCCCTTTGTCCCATATGTTTCCTTATAAGCACACTTTTTACATACAGATAAGACTGTATCCTCTAATCCTGTAAAAGAAACAAGTGTAAGTTCATATGGTTTACTATTCGCCACCTTCTTGCACATCTGGCACTGCCTTTGTTGCTTTGGGTGATTTTTTAACTGTTGTACTTTTACGTTGCTTCGGACTATCATCCTTATTCTCCTGTTCTTCAATCCAGTTAATTACTTTTTCAAGTGCTGGCTCAATCCTATCAATCTTTGCATTAATTTTTTGTATATCATTTTCCATATCAATTGCTCTACCCATTACTAACTCCTTTACATTTTTTACAGTCTTTTCTATTTAACCCATAAGATGGCATATGACTGTAAGTTATCAATTTCTTTCCTTTATAGGCAACAAACTGCTCCCACACTTTTTTACACTTAGTGCATTTATACAGAGTATTATACTCCTTTTCATGCTCCCCTTTTTTCCTTTTTCTCTCAGTTTCATATTTAATATCCCTTGGATACCCAAGAATCCAATAGTTTGACTTCTGTCCTGTTATCATATCCATACCTATAATTTAAATGCTTTTTGTTAATGAATCAATGAAATAATAGAAAACAAAACTCCGAACAATACAAGGGTTGCTATGATAAGTAGTATCAGCTCAAGGGATGTAACCATACTTATTAAATCCCATTTCCCATCATATTTTTTCAATTCATCGTCTTCGTTCACTTCTTTACCTCACAATATAGTTTACATTCAGTACACATGGGTTTCTCGTAATGCCATTGTATCTCAGCTAAGTGACAATCACTCACAGGATTATTATCCCCATGCATATTTATACCCCAATAAATAAGAGATGCTGAGAGGATTATCCATAACCCTATTATTAATTTATAATTCATCTTTGCAAACTTCACAATCTTCATATAGCTCTCTAATATCAGCCTCAGCCTTTTCAATAAATAATTCAACAGCTCTTTCTATACTTATATCATAAACAGCCATCAATGAATAGTATTCTTCACACAGCCCATCTTGAGTATAAACAAAGGTTTCTCCATTTTCTCGAAATACTGTCCCCTCATCAGGAACTCCTAATAATTCAAAGGCTTCATCTGTAAAATCTACTCTTTTATGGTCATCATCATATGGAGTTCCATAGATTTCTTGTACAGCATTTTTCAATTTATCTGTACATCTGTCAAACTTCATTTGTTTTATTAAAATGCTTTTTGCTATTCTTCTTTTCATTAATTCTCCTTTTAAGCTTAGGGTATAGTATACCCCTGTATACCCATAGCCACACTCCAAAAGCTCTATTGCCAATTCGTGGTCAGCAGCTTCACTTGAAATTGAAATGGAATGTGGCTCTCATTGGGAATTTACTTACTTCTTCTTTTTTATTTTATAAACAGTAACTTTACTATACCCTGTAATCTTGCAGATAGTAGCAACCTTTACTCCTATAAATAACAAAGCCCTTACAGCTAATCTTCTAAAACGGAATATCAGCATCAGATGTTATCTCCTTTATGTCTCCAGCTTTCCAAACCTTCACAAACTTAACTTCCTTTGGCGTAACCTCTTTGCCATTCTTATTGGTGTATTTATTGCCCTCACCAACAACTGCAACAACAGGTTTCCCAAGCAAATCAGCTTCCTCAAGCATTGGTAAAGATTTAACAACAACCTCTTTACCATCTATTGTTTTGGTTTTCGTAGGCATTTCAACTTGCAACGCATCACAGAAATATGTGAATGATTTGTTTCCTTCAGGATTGGCTGTGAACGTATCGCCATCTTTAGGAACAAGATATCTAAACACCCCTCTTGCACGGATTGTCTTTCCAATATACTCTTCTCCACCAGTATCATAGGTTGTATTACCCCACGGATAAGTATAATTGTTTGTACAATTCTCATCAGCAACCCTTACTTCAAAGTTATACACCAAAGCTCTATGTTGCTTCTTATGTGTATCAACCTCACGAGTTACTACCTTTGAGATATGCCCAAAATATTCACCATCAGCAAATGGAATCCATTTAGGTTTTGGTGTTTTATCCGATACTTCTTTTTTTGTTGTTGTCTCAGCAAAGAAATCATCATCGCTGAATACTTCATTTATGTCACTCATTTGTCGTTTCCTTTTCGCTATTTAGTTTACTTTCTAATTTAGCAACAGCCGTGCTAAAGTTACTTTGATTGATTGAATTTGCATCTATACGACTATTTACAAGCTCTGTAAATGCATCATCACCAATTTGTCTTAAGTACGAATCCATCGTCTCAAGTTGTTTATCACTTAATGGGTCAGCTTCGGGTAAATCCTCGCCCCGAAATATATATAACCCTAACCCATGCAATGCAATTGCTTTTGCCAAACATCTCTGTATTGATGTGTTGATTTGGAAAGCATTTGGACTATCTATTGTTTGATTGCGATGGTCAAGTACGGGGTGTATTTGTGATAGTGATATATCGTCCACAGTTACCTCTACCTCTACAAATGCTCCTGCAGGTGTAGCTGTGTATGGAAATCCATCATTATCCTTTATAACACGCCATGTTGCATCAGGTTTTAGTTTTCTTAATTCCTCTACAGCGTATGCCCAACTTAAGTAATTGAACTGCCCTTTTTGTTCCATATGTTTTGATACGTTATGCTTACGCAAAACCTCAAAGTAATGTTCTTTCTTTTTCGTATTAGCCATGTTAGTGCCACACTCCCTTTTTCTTGTTATGTTCAATGAAATCATCAGGTTTACATATATCCCTAAACGTGCAGTACCCACATGCCCATTGCTGTTCAGGTGAACTTCCAAGCTCTAGTCTTGGCAATCCTTTTGAATGCTCCTCATTGATTCCTTCCCAATAGATGTACGCCTTTGATTTCTCAATCATAGGGACTTCTACAGTTTTTGTTTTGGACGTATCTTTGTTGTAATAGTACAAATACATACCATCAAGTCTACCAAAAGTTTCCTCTACTCCAAGCCCATAAGTTCCAAGCTGTAGTGGGTAAGCACGAGAATTGTCAGCCATCTTTTTTCTCCCAAACTTCAGAGACCAAGGATATGCTCCAATGGTTTTAATATCATACAGAAATACCTTGTCACCCTCAAACACTACATCAAAATGACCTCTTACATTCAAGTCTTCTAATTCAATATTTCCTTCAACGTGAACTTTCCAACTTTCTTTTTGTATATCTGTTATATTTTTTTCTTTATCTATAGACTTACTAACTTCTACTAAGTTACTATCTTCTATATTATATATACTTCTATAATATATAGAGAGGTCTTCACTTTCTTTTAAAGCACCTTGCAATTCATTATGGAAAATAGTACCAAGCCTCATTTTCATAAGTGAATCAGACTTTGGCTTCAACGTAGGAACTAATTTCAGCACAGACTCATAGTATTGCTTTCTTGAACAGAATCCTGCTGATGAAGCCTTATACCAACCTTCATTATTGGTATACCTTTCCTCATAGTTTTCATCATTTTTCTTGTCAATAAAATCAAGATAAAGTTTGTCCATATCAAATGGATTTATTGAACTTTTCATATTTTACAGTATTTGTCAATGAGATTGAGAAAAGCCTTATTACAGGTAGTACCTTTTCGTATTGATTTAATCTTAAACTGTTCCCACTTAGCAGTAGGAATTTCCCTTACCAAAAATGTTTTGGTGGGCTTATTTTCTTTTGTCATTATTTTCTCCGTGTATGGTTAGTTAAATTACATATATTACAATTCATATGCAATATATATTTAGCGTTACTTTACTTTATTTTTTCTATAACTTGTTTTGTCTCATTTCCTTGAGTATAACATATCATGCAATCAATACATTTTCCCGTACAGTTAACCGATGGTAAATTAGAGTTAACTACATTGAATACTTTATCAAAGTGTTTTGGTACAGACTTGTAAACAGTCCCAACTATTTCATTACTGTAAATCAGTATCAAATTATCAGGTTTATTTTGCTTATTGAAAAACGATTGAATAAGAGCCTTTTTCTTGCTCCATAAGGTGAAGGTCACTTGGGGATAAAAAAGTGCGTAATTCACTATGTTTTGGACGTGATTCGTGTTGATTATTTCACCATGCCCATTGAACCTCACATTATTTGTCTTTGGACGTACCAATTCATTCATATCCAGCACTCGGCTGGAGAGTATATCACTGTTCATTTTGAATCTCGGAACAGCGTTTTTTCTGAAAGTTTTAAGCATATTCCAAGAGTAACATTTACTGCATATTGAGTTCTCATCTTTGGATTTTGCTATACAGAATTTATTTGTTGTTGTGTCAGTATTTAATGCAGGTATACCTTCCATTTTACCAGACATTACACTCCATGCTAATTGGTTCATTTTATCTCCTTGATTGAAACAGGGGGATTTCTCCCCCCATTTCTGTTATCGTTATTGTCAGAAGGGTCGTGCCTCTATCACCTCATCAACATAGCTGTCTAGGTATGCTGTAAGTGTCTTGAGTTGTGATAGTGATACCATCTCTTTAAACTTCAAAGAGTATTCTGTATTACCGTCATCATCCAGTACGACCTTCATAACAGCAAGGCTATTACCTGCTTTGTTTCTACAATGCTCACAGGTATTTGTATGTTTTATCTGGTATGTATTTGTATCTACCTGATATTTAACCATATATGCCATGTTAATCTCCCTTCATTAGTCTATATATCATGTCTGCGAATGCAAGTAATAACAGTACAGCCAAGATAGTTTGTATTATTGTCATTATCATTGTATTGAAAACCCTCCTGAATCATGACAGAAATCAGCGAAAGCTTTTACGTTGTCTTCATGGAACGGATACTGATGTTCATCATCCTTTGTATCTGCCTCATATTGTTTCTTGTGCTTATCAACCCAGCCCATCTTTATTGCATGGTTCAATCGAAGAGCAATAAGTTCTGCCTGATGCACGTTTATCTCAGCTCCACT